CAAGTTCTGTCGCCTCGCAGTCACTAGCGGACTTCTGGTCTGCCGTTGCTAAAGCGGCAGTTAAGGATCCGAACAGGGCTAGGATTTGATTCCTAGACTGGTCCCTGAGATCCAGACCGAACTTCGAAAACCGATCGACCATGTGGTCACCAACGGCCAACTGGACCAGCCCGTTCAAAGGCGGCTCCGTTACCGTGGCTCGATAGGTTTTGAAGTTCTTAGGGACGAACTCGAGTCTACCGTCATGGAGTACGACGGGGACCGAGTACCAGCTCTCTTCCTCCGTGTGCATTTGGGCTGACGCCCAGGCACTACAGAGGGCTGGCAGCTCTCCCAGTACCGCTTTCGCGGCCGGAAGTAGCTCTTCGCTACATGCGACGCCTGCGCGGAATTTCTCCCGCACCGACGCCATACGCTTCTTTGTGAGCGTGGTGGCACCCTTTCCAAAACGGTATCCCAGTTGTTGCCAAGTGGGTACGGGACCTAGCATACGTGCTATTGTCCGCTGGGCCTTATAAAGACAGACCTCAACGCGCGGAGGAAATTGGAAATCCCCGCGAGCATGCATCCTAAAGATCTCGTTAGTCTCTCGACATAACGCTTCGGCTTCGATGAACGTTTTCAGAGCTGCTGCTTCTCGGTCTATGCCGAGATTAAGCTCTTCCAGCTTTTGGAAGAAACTCACCGCCTGACGGCAGTGGTAGAGCTCAGCCGGGTCCCAGCCAGGGTCCCGGAGGTCCAACTCGAACTCGCAAAGAGCCTTCAGATCGTCCCTTCTGATGAGGTGACTAATCTTGGACCCTTGGATCCCGCCCCTGAGGGCGTGCGAGAGGGCGAGTTCCCGGAGGAGATCGATCGATTCTGCCTCGGTGAAGGCTTCTGTCCAACATGCGATTTTGCGCATGATAATGCTCCATAGAGAGTAAGACATGAAGCGGGCTGTTGACAGCCCGGCCTCTCGGCGAGAGGACTTTCTTCACCCATCCGGTCAGGTGACCTGGATGAGCTGGTCGAACAACTCAGGCAACGGTCCGGTCGATACCGGAACAACCGATGTGCTGATGTTGCCGCCGAGATTGACCGCCAGCTGGCGAGCCAACCTCCGTCCCGTCACAATGCTACGCTCGTGGTAATAACCCACCAGTTCGGTGGTATCCACGTAGGCAACTTTGGGCGGGGCCGTGTACCCGGACGTATTTTGCCCGGAGATCGATTCCATAACCGGAACCTCTACACGAAAAGCCACGCGAAAGACACCGCTCTTAAGCTTACGCTTCGTTGCAGTGACCCGGATCTGGGCGTAGTCTGGGACTCCCGCGAGGGACTCCTTCCACGACGCCTTCAACGTCCCATCGGGGAGACGTTCGACTCCCTCACCAACTAGGGTGTGGGAAACCGGCGCGGCAGCACCGTCGAACACGGTGATGTTTGCTTGGGCACTCATAACGGTGCTCCTTTTTATTGGTTTAGTTACTTGATACCCGAGCCACCGTGGCCCGAGACGAGTAATGCCACCGCATTAGCGCAATGCCGCCAAGAGGCAGCCTTTGCTAGCGGTTTTAAGGTCGGCATCGGGACCTCCAGGACGAAAGAAACTGTCCTGTTAAACACTATATGCCGGTAGCATGGACTAGTCCATGTGTACTGGTTGAGTGTGAAATCTCCGGTCGGGGTGTTAGCCACACCCGTCTGTTTATCGGAGGTAATGAAGGTACCCTTCAGCCCTTGAGCGTGTCCTCGAGCGGTAAGCCAGTCGCCGATTGGGATGAACCAATCGACAACGAAACTCCACGGAGTCAACTCCCAAGCGACCGATTCTAAGGATGTCAGTCCCAATAGTTTCGGGATGCTATCCTTCTCACTGATTTTCGCGATCAGCGATCTTCGGTGAGTTCGAGTTGCCTTACATTCGGCGGCGTACAACCCGCCGTAACCCTGCCAGTTAGTAACTCTGACTTGGTTACTCTCCTTCCTCACAGACGTCCGAAAGGTTGTCTGAAGAGGTACGTTAAGCTGATGCGCTAGGAATTGCGCACCCTCTTCCGCGTCATTTAGAAGCGGCATCCACCCATAGCTGATTTCCAGCCACCAGGAGGCGAACTGTTTCGGCGTAAAGGCCGAAAGATCCAATCCCCTTAGGTACTCAGCGCGTTTCCGCGCCCAGTCGGCTTTTGATAGCCGTTTGAGTTCCATCGGTGTAAGAGACTTCCTTAGCTCTAGCTCAAACTCCCTGACTGCGCGAACGCGTTCAGATTTAATTTGGGCTTTCACCGCGGCAGCCCCCGGCATCGACGTCACGTCAAATGTCTTTGGGGTAGTTGGGGTCTTCACCAGCGCCGTTATAGCGCTGTTTACCTGGCCTCTCTTCAGATGCTTAAGCGCGCCCGCTATACGCGTGGCAGCCGTGGCAATCATGTTCAAGGCCTGATGACCCTCTCCTAGGAACACAGAGGTATTAAACTCCGTTCCCTGCATCTTCTCACGAAGACGGTTGACCAGTTTAATCTGGTCGTTGGCATCTAGCAGCGTTGTCGCCGACCACGAGGGGACGACGTAATCGCGCATGACCGCACCCGTTTGCACCTCTGAGCCCGGAGGCCAGTAGGGATTCGGAGGTTGCGGGCCACCGTACGTTCTGTACGTAGTGCCTACATCCAAACGAAACATTTCGGTCATCGAATAGGGATTTTCCGCAAGGCGGGCCCGCTTCGGTTGCCTCTTTGTTTCTTTCCAGTTTGGATTGTACGGAATACGAGTGGGCTGAGGGTCGCCCAAAGCTCGCTCCTCGCGAAGCTTCACAGCTTCTTCGACTACGTGGAAGATGTCCACGGGCGCTTGGCCCAAGCCCGACTCAGTCTTACGGATGTAAGACTTTTGCGAGGCCCGGAAGACCCCATGGGGGTCATACTTTGGGTGCGGCTCTGTAATTTTAATAATTGAGTCCGTACCTGACCAGGAGCGCGTCCAGACGAGAGAGACCTGATCCCCTACCGGGACTCCGTTCCCTCTGTCCCAAGATCCGGTAGTCATTCCGGACCTCGTGGTCTGGCTATTGGGTTACCTGATGGCAACCCCGTCGCCGTGTCGAAAGGCTGGGACGGCTTTGAGGCCGCCTCGCGTCCACCCGCTTGGGGAGCGGGGGCAAACCAGTCGACGTCGAACTTGTGTGGGAGTTCTTCCCAACAATCGACGGGTCTAGTCTTAGACCATTTTCGGTGAGATCTCCCGATCTCAACCGAGCCCGCAACCCTTACGCCGAGGCGTAAGACGTGATATAGCATCCGGAGCAAAGCCGATAAAAGCAACATCGGAACTCCTAGGCTGCTGGTCACGGGAATGAGAGAGAACCACTCTCTCACCCAGCTCCTCCCAATGTGGTTAGCAAAGGGCTAAACTCAGACTCCGATAAAAGGGGCCTACCAGTCCTTGGGTGTTAACCCTGGTTGCCGATATTTCCCGATTACGGAAGTGGCGACTACAATTTGTAAAGATGTAATCACACTCGCTTAGAAGGACAGGCTCGAGAGCCTGACCAACGAAGCACTTTAAGGTAATCCCTTAAAGTAGACAGACCCCCTCGG